GCTGAAGAGCTGGAAGCGTGTAAGTGCCAACAGTGATTGTGGCGGTGTAAGTCACCCCATTTGAAACAAATTTGATTTTATTTTTTAAGGCATCAACGTCAATTTTGAAACCTTCCCAAACCCAGTCCAAAAACCAATTTGCTGGGTCAGCGTCAAAGATTGAAACGGCTGAGCCATCATCCCCGGGCTTTATTGTGATCGCCGTGAGAGCTGTATCCCCTTTTGTGATAAATGATTTTGAAGCGTCAAACCTGGTTTGATCTTGGCTTTGAACTTTACCTTCGAATTTTAAAACTGGATTGAGCATAAAACCTCTTTAAATGTAAGACAAGATTGTGACCCGCCAATTGTCAAGCATAGCCTGAGTCACAAACCCGCTTGGCCTTTTCATTTGCAATCTGTGGAGTGCTGTTGGAAAAAGCCCCTCTCTAATTCTGATGATGACATCCTCATAGTCATCAACCATTTGATCAGACTGAGCCGTTGAAATCCCCGCCACAGTGTTGGCGGCATATAGTGACCTTAAAAGTGCTGGGGCTTTCAATTGATAACCCTCAATCCTTTGCTCAACAAGAGCTTGGATGTTTGGCGGTGGCTCGGCTTCAGTGATTTGACTGATGGGATAGGCTACGCCACAAGCATTGACAAAAGCTTGGGCTTCACTTTCAGTTGCAAACTCAACAATCAATGTGGGCGTTGTGACTCTATACTTTATCATTTTATCTCACCGTATTCCTTCCAAATCTTGTGCGGGCATAGTCAACTTGAAAGGATTTTGCGGCGGCATTTGTGCCCCCAGCAAAGCTCTTTAAGTTTGGACCAAGCGCCACAGTTGGCAAAGTTGTTGTGATTGTGGCAACTAAAATCCCATCAATAAAAAACAAGGCTTGTGAGTTATCTGAAGCCACAGCAATTGAAAGCTTGTACCATTGGCCAGCATTTACCGCTACACCTGTGGTGACTGTTGTCCTTGATGAAGCATTTGCGGTCTTACACGCCCAATTGATTGTGCCCGCCGCTGTGCCCGCATATTCAAAATAATAGCCGTTGGCGGCGTCAGCCGCGTTTGCAGCATCAGTGAACCCCGGTTGAAGAGTTAAAGCCGCCGCACCTGTGCCCCCCAAAGTTGGCACCATAAAAAAAGTTTCAAAAGCTAAGCGCCCTTGCCCTGGGACAAGGTTATTTAAACCAAGGTTTAAGCTCGCCGCCGCATTGTTGGCTGTTGCTGTTGACACCTGGATGATCCCGGCCTTGTTTGTGGTTGAGGCCTGATAAGCGGCTGTGGCGGTGCCGTTTGTGCCAGTTAAAACCCAGCCAAGTTGACCAATATTTCCCGTTGTCGCAAGAGCTGGGAAAAAGTCATCAAAAAGGTCAAAGTCTTTGGGGTTGCCCGCATAAACTTCCAGTTCCCAAACCCCATTTTGCGTTGATTTATCACTTGGGACAAGCTCACACTTTTCACTTGGGGCGAGTAAATACTGAAGAGCGCCCGAAAAATTTAGGATTGGAATATAAGTGTCGGAAGCATTTACAAAAACCCACTCAGCATTTTGAGTCAATGTTGTGGCATCAGGTAAGGCCACCTTTTGCCCACCTGTTTTGCCCGTGAAAACGTACTCAGTTGGGCTTGAAACCAAGAGTGCAAGAGTTGAGTTTGCACAAACTTGAAGCGTGTAACCCGCCCCAGTCGGTAAAGTTTGCCAAGTCTTATCACCGCGCCAATATTGTGCTGTTGAGCCCGCTGTGATTGTTGGCTCTTTCCCCGCCACAGTTGTGATGAGATCGGTGATCTGCTTTTGCAATTTTCCAAGAGCACTAAGAACAGTGTCAGCCGAGGTGATTGCCGCATTTGTCGCGGTCGAGAGTCCTGAAAGCACAGTTGCAAGCACTCTTGCCGCTGTGAAATAAAGGTTTGTTGAGCCCTCGGTTACCGCATCGGTCGAGCCTGGACTTGCTGAAATTTCAACATAAGCCGAGCCTGACCAACGATAAGTTTTATTAGTATCAAGAGTCACATAAATTTTGCCGGTCTCACCTGTGCCGGGGAAAGCCGTAAGGTTGGCATATTCGAGGACATCATCAACAAAGCTTGGCAGATAAGTTGAGGCGATCTTTGCACCCGAGTCCAAAGGGCAATACCCGTTTGCTGCCCCTTTATTTGCTGAGTCCTCAGGGGTGAAACCAAGTGCCGCTTGCTTGCCGTTCCAAGTTGATTTTTCGGCATCAGTTACAAAGCGGTGGGTTGAGTCTTGAGTGATATTGCTTGGATTAGTGGCATCAACATTGGGCACAGCACTCAGGCCAACTTGAGCCTTTGTGGTCGCATGGGGGTTGCCGGTGTCGCCAGTGTGGGACATGAGATTTGCTTGCACAGCACTTGCCGCCCCAGCGGGATCAAATGCACTTGTGGGCTGAGTTGCCGCTGAGCCAAGGCCTAGGTTTGCCCGTGCGGTCACCACACTGGCAAGGTCACTTAAGTTGTTTGCAGCAAGCAAGTCGCCTATGCCAGAGCCAATTAGCGCCCAATCAGCATTGGTGAGCCCTTTGGCATAGTACAACTTTTTGGTTGTTGTATCTTGGAAAAATTGATTTAAAAAGTCGGGTGTTACCGAGCCAACCGGTGTTGCACTTCCAATTTTATCATAAAAAGCCATCAGGTCCCCCGTCTTACAACGTCACCGTTGTGATTGACTACAACTTCACCTAAATGATTAGTCAATATTTTATCCTCATCAAAAGGCACCCCGGCCACAACGCCCAAATCAATAAGAGCCTGAAGCAAGTCGTATTCGGTGTTATATTCAAACTCGACCCCATCTTTTTCGGCAATTAAAATTTTAAAGCTTGGCATGGTTTACCCTTTGAAAAGGAAAGGGGGCCTAAGCCCCCTTTAATTGTTAAGCATTTTTCTTAATGAATTCGACCTCAACGTGAAGGTCCGTTGCATTTTTAGCAACTCCAAGTTTCCAAACGTGAGAGCCTGACCCTGATGGGACTGTGGCAACAAAAGCCGATCCTGACCAATAAATTGTTTGACCCGCTGTTGCGCCTGAAAGGACGCCGGGGACAACCGCATCATTGGCAAGAATGGTGACCGGTTGGCCAGCCGTTTGGGCCGAATATGCCAAACCAATGATTCTTGCTGTGTTTGTCAAAGCACCATACTCACTCACAGTGTTGTTGCCTGACACATAAGCCGGGAAGCCTTTTGAAATCCCGCCAACCGCAACAGTGTACTCAACACCGATTGAGGCGAGCTTGCCGTAAATCTCTTGCAATGCCGCTTCAACTTCAGTTTGTGCTGTATAGTTGCCAGCATCGACAATTGGGATCAATGAAGCCTTAACTTGACCGGCACCTGTGCCAAAGTCAATTTTGCCAGCTTTTACACCCAAGTTTTTCAACTGAAGCGCATCGGCCACAATCTCAATGCCAACGCCGTCAACTTGGACATCAAGGACGCCCGCCGCAAGAGCCAACGCCGCACCCGCCACACTTGAAGCAAGGCTGATGTCAACGCCAACTTTTTGCAACCCGCCTGAAGCGGTTGTTGCCTCATAAAATTTCTTATCCCATCCCGCGCCTGTGTAGAGATAAACCCCATCGGTTTCGGCATCAACTGAAACTTGCATCCCTGTGGTTGGCACAGTGTAAACCCATGCGGCACCTGACCATTGAGCAACTTGGTCCTCTTTGCCAGCCCATGCGCCTGTTGCTGTTGCTGTGATCAAATAGCGATCACCAACAGCGGGTGACACAGGTGGGGTTGCTAAGCGGTTGATGACTGAGTTGAGCCACTCTGTGCCCACAATCAAATCATCAACATATTTTTTATCAACCAACTCAGTGTCAACTGAAAAGGCGGGGTGCGAGTTGTATTTCACTTTGCCTGTGAAATCTCTTGTGCCATCAGCTTTGGTGTAAATTGTGTGGTCATCAGCGCCAAGACCGCTCAATGAACCATGTGAAAGCAAAGCATTTAAAGCCGAAACATTGATCAGCGAGTTGTCAATCTTACCGGCGGCATCACTCTTTACAGGCTTCCCAGCATCAGCAACACCCGCGCTTGAAGCAATAAATTCATTTTCTCGAAAATATCGCGCATCATGGATGTGCTCATCATTGGCATCAGCCCCATCAATTAAGTTTGAAAGCTTTGCATCAGTCAGCTCTTTATTTGCCGTCTTAAACGACAAAAACTTAACTGAGTCAGCCGCTTCACTGTGTTCTTGGTTGTAACCGTCACCATTGACGTACAACACTTTTATGTCAGCCATTTTTCACCTCTTTGGTTTTTGGGCCCATTATTGGGCTTTAATTTCCACTTACGATCTTGCCGGTGTTTGGGTTGTAACCAAGGCCATCAGCTTCATTGAAACCATACTGAGGCCACAAATCTTTTTTGAAATTTGTAAAGCCCGCCTTAATGGTATCGTAAGATTTTGCTTTTTCCATGAGTGCAAGTTTTTGCTTTTCAATCTTGGACAAAAGTAGGTTGTGCTCAAGTACCATGTTTCGGAGTGATTGCTCTTCAACAGCCATTTGCAGTTTTGCAATTTCAACATCCCGGTCCAAAGTCTCGAGTTGTCTTAAATGGTCAGGATGTAAAAACTCTTTACGCTCAGGCTGAGCGGGCTCTTCGATGAGCTGCATTTGCTCAACAAGCTCTTTGCTCACAAGTTTTTTTTCTCTTTTGGTTGAAGTCGATGCCATGAAATCCCCTTAACTTAGTTTGGTTGGTTTATTGATGTTTAAAAGAATACCGCCGCCGCCGAGGGAAACCCCAAGGGGGACGTGAAAGCCTGTGGTTTGTCTTGTGTCAGTCACCCCACCAACAGCATCAAGAAAAAGCAAAGTGTTGACTGGGAAAATCGAAAAAATTGCATCAAAGATTTCACCCCATGTGGCCACAATAACTTGTGAGCCGGGCAAAGCATCATTCAAGGCGATCCCGCCAACAAGGGCGTGGTCCAAAGTGGTGTCAGCTCTCGCGGGCGCGACACTCGAGAGTGAAGTAAAGAAAACGGGGTCACCCGCCACAATTGCCGATTGCGCGGTTTTTATACTCGCAAGGTAAGAGCTTGGCCCGCTGGGTGAAGTTGAGCCCCCAGGCGGCGGGGCGATGTCAAACTTGCCAGTGAAAGGGTTAAATTCAAAATAACTCACAACGTCCCACCGAGAAAACTCGGGTCTTGTGGCGTTGTATAGTAAAGAGTCACGGTTTTAAGCACGGTGCCAGCAATGCCGCCTGACCTGTACTTATAAACAACATTGTTGCCAATGCACTCACGGGAAAAAGCATCAGCCCCTCTTGGAATACCAAAGGGGTTTATCTCTGAGGTTTTGATAAAATAATTTGATTTGTCCCCTGGGACAACTTGCTCACCGGCCTTTTTTAAGACCTCGAGACCATGATCATCAACAGCCATCTTGCACCTTCCATGAGCCGGTTAAGGCCACAAATAAAATGAAAAGCGCCCAGCAAATTTTTTAAAGAGTTGCTGGGTTGTTGCTCAAAGAGCTTACAGCCGTTGAGGGTTTTTCGAGTGCTTCAACCTGAGCATAAGTCAGTTTATTTACTTGAGTGCCTGGATTGACGATCATAAAAACCCCCTATGTTTAGTTTAACAACCTTTGCCTTTTGGCATTGGTTTGCTTCCCTTAACGGCTTTTTTTACTGATTTCTTAGCCATAAATTTACCCCTTCAGTGTCCCAGATTGAATATCTTTTTGACTTTCATCAGGTGGGACAAAAAACATGACAAAAGTTTGTTCTTTATCCTTCCAAATGATTTCTTTTATTTCAACGCGAAAAGATAAAGTCCTTAAGAATTTCTCAAGGGTTGCTTCATTCTTTGCTTTGACCCACCTGAGTCGGGTGTGAAGAGGTCGCATGATTTTCCTTTGATCAAGGTTATAAGGACAGGGCGCTTTTCAGCGCCCCGAGCTTTTTCATCCTTGAGCCAGCCTTAACCCAAAGTTGCAACACGCAAGCTGTCGAGCTGTTTGAAGCCGACAAGTGTGTCGATGTTTACACGTTGAGCGCGAGTCCCGTCAACTCCAAGATCGTATTGCTTGATCTGAAGAGCTTGTTGAGCTGCCATTGTGAAAAATGATTTGTGCATCCAATAAGAAGTCGTGCCAACCACAGTTGTGTGGTGAGGCATGAAGCCAAGCAATTGAGCTGGCAACTCGCCTGATGCAAGAGGTGATCCTGATGCCACAAAGTCTGAGCTTGTGAAACCAGTGATGTTGAAAACGTCATTTAAAATTGACGGTCCCATCACCGCGTGACGATCAGCCATTGGCACGTTTGCATTGTCGAGCAACTCTTTAACCGCAAGGATGTCAGAGAGCGCCAATGTTGTGCCAGTGCCGTAAGCGATCGAATGATCTGGTGCCGCTGCATGAGGCACGATCAAGCCAATGATCACAGCTTGGATTTTTTTGTTGATTGCATAAATAGCCATGTCCTGAAGAGCTTGGACAAATGGTAAAGATTGCAATGAGGCTTCATTTGTGACAATGAAATCCTTTGCAATGCGCTTGTTGATAACAAGCTCTTGCTGAGTGATTGTCACCGCATCAGCATCATTTCTGACACCTTCAGCAACTTCAGTTGCATCAGCAAACTCAGGGATTTGAGAAATTTTAACCCGGTCACCAAGTGCCTGGATTTCGCCCTCGTAGTCTTTTGAAATGAGAGCATTGAATGGCAATTCAGCCAACAAAACCTCATAATATTTTTCAGACCATACCGCTGGCACGATCAGACTTGTTTCAGTGCTTTTTCTCATTACTAAATCAGCCATTTTTTACCCCTTTTTAACTTTGGAGAGCGCGAAGAGCGTCCTCATATTTTTGTTTATTTTCTTTTGATGGGTTTTGTTGATAAACTTTTTGAAGTTTCACAACATCCGAAACCGTCATCTTTGTGGCGGTGCCTGAAATAGTCTCAGGGGTTGCCGGGTTCACTGATGCGGGCTTTGCTGTAAACCAATGAGGTCTTTTTTGCTTCAAAGCCGCAACCGCTTGAGCCGCGCCGTGGACAATAATCTTGCCGTTGCTAGTAGTCTCAATATCAATTTCAGGGAAGTCAAGCAAGTCAAGGTCGGATATTGAATTTTGATGAATACCCGCTTTGATTGCCTCAGCCCTGAGAGCCATAATTTTCTCTTTTTCAACAAGAGCATCCTCATAACCTTTAAGTCTAGTCTTGGCCTCTTGGGCCTCTTGCTCACGCATTTTTGCAATCTCTTCCCAATTTTTTGAAGCTCTCAGCTTTTCCTCTTTGAGTCTTTTGTTTTCATCCTCAAGCTCTTGAGCCCGCTGTTTTTGTTTAAAGAGGTCATCTTTAACTCTTTTAAAAGCGGGATCAACCTCAGGGGGATCAACCACAATCGGGTCAACAGGCGGTGGGGTTGCAGAAATAGGCGGCACTTGATCGCTAATCGGATCGACTTGGTTCATGTTTACTCTCTTTCATGTTTCAGTGTTGGCCCAACCAACATTGAGGGGCGGCACAACCGCGCCCAGACTAAGAGAGTAAATCCTTCATCCTCTTTGTAAAGAGGTTTTTGACTTCACGCATGACGCTCACCGCCCAAGTCTCACCCTCTTGTGGGATGAAACGGCGGCGGGGAATGACATCAGTGCCGAGGTTATTGGCCTCAGCTTTTATTTTAACAAACTTTGTGGCGTTGGCTGGGATGCCCACGTTTAGTGAGCTTCCCGAAGCTTTCACAGTATAAAACCAACTCATCAACTCGCCTGTCAAAAATAAGTTTACAGGTCGTGAGGGCTTTTGCCGTGATTTGCCTTTGCCTGGGTAAGACTCTGGGTCCTTGTACCCGACAAAACGGCCAAAGCCTTTGACGGGTGAAATCCCTTTTGCAATCATCGGCAAAATAATGCCTCTCACAATGGTCCTTTGAAAATCATTTACAAGTTTATCGTCAACAAACTCTTTGGCAATCTTAGCCTCAACTTTTCTCAAATCTTTTAGGCTTACCTTTGCTCTGACTTTCAATGCCATTAGATCAATCCTATCAGCCCAGCGGCGTCGAGCAAGTCCAGGACGTCTTGATTTCTATACACCGCAAGTTTCAATTCAGCCCTGGACAGCTCGACCCCAAACAAATCGGCAAGATAGTTATAAAGTTGAGTCTTGTTTTTTATTTTTGTGAGCTGTGAAAGCCTCACGTCCTGGACGTTTTGTGAGACAATATCAGCCACAATGCGGTCAACCTCTGTGGCGATTGGGCCTTTGTAGTCTTGGCCAACATCAGGGATGAAGCGCCGTCTTGGAAGTTTTGATTTGCCAGAAATATTTGAATGGCCATCAGCAACCGGGGCGCGACCCCCAAAGACTCCAATTTTGATGCCATTTTCAGTCATTTTCCATGAGAGCTCATCAAGCGTTTGGCCTGAGAGCTGAAGGTCAGCATCAGTGTTGCCAACCTCGTCGAGCTTTTTCTTTTTGTATTCTTTTGAAATGAGTTTTTTCCAGGTCTCACCGTCAATGGGGCTTTTCTGTGAGCCCACGCTCAAAAGCGTTTGCTCAACCAAATAGTCCCCAACCTCTTGAGCAATCTCGCGCTTTTGCTTTTTAGATAAAGCAAGGCCTGAGAAAAGGTCAATCTCGGCACTCGTTTCAGCTTCCGAGGCCGCCGCTCTTACTATTTTCACCGGGTGCCCCTGGGTTTGGGTTGTCTGGGTTACCATTTTGCATTGAGTTTGGGTTGTCAGGATTGTCGCCCTGAGGGTTTGCCCCCGCTGTGGCTGGGTCAGGCACAGGCGCTAAGCCCGCCGCCGCTCTTGCCTCATCCTCAGCTTTCATGACCATCATGCGCTCAGCAATCAAGTCCTTGAGCTTTTTCTCAGCTTGTTGCTTGGTAAGACTTGGGTCATCCTTCATCAAAAGGCTTAGCAAGTTATCAAGGCCAAGCTCTTCCCTGAGTTTATAAACCTCAAGCTTTTCCTTTTCGCTCATGATCGGACTTTGATCATTGAATTTAAGTGTAAGGTCATCCTCGAGGTTGTCAGGTAAAACAAAGTCAACCAAGTCCTCACATAGTTGGGCGCGGTAAACATCAAGAAAAGTTTTAAGAGTTGAGAAAATCTCGGGCTCTTCATCTAAGAAAATTTGGCGTTGGTCTTGTACGTCCTCGAGACTCTCAGCTTTATCAACCACAAGTGCAACACCTGAAGCAAGATCTCTTGAGCCGCCAAGCTGGGCACTGACACCATTGGTTGACAAGTTGTTGGTTGTCAAAAGCAAAGCAACATAGGCCTCAATGCAACCTCTGAGTGAGTCGAGTTGTGGGCTTGCGTTTAAAAAGCCAAGCTTGGGCTCAGCTTGCTCATCTTTTTTGTATTCCATTTTGATGACCTTGTTTGGCCCAACCTCAACAACGCCCGGCAAGTTTTCACCGCTCATGTAAAATTGGCCATAGGATTGCAACACGCCGATGTTGTTTAAGTGGGTGATCATTGAGTTGATCAGGATTGCACCGTCA